TTGCGATCTCTCCAACTTGTATACGGAGATGGATATGAGCAAAGTGTAGCAGATGGCATAAACGTGAATCAAAGAACCTTAACAGTTAAGTGGGATATGCTGACTATAGCACAAGCAGCAGAAATAGAAGCGTTTTTTGTCAACCAAAATACTGCACCCTTCAATTATACGCTTCCTGGGTAGTCAGCACTTGTGTGGAGGTGTTTAAAATGGCGAGTTGCTAGAGATACCCCTAACAACATCGCCATAACAGCGGAGTTCAAAGGAGTGTATTTATAATGACGACACCTAGAGCAGCAATGCAAGAGTTAAGTCCAGGCGGTATAGTTTCCCTTTATACCCTTGATGCTACAGGAATAGGTGGCTCAATTTATAGATTTTCTGATACAAACGAACAAGATGGCTCTCCTGTGGCATTTGGAGGGGTGGAATACCCACCTCTTGCTTTTGCCACAGAGGGCTTTTCTTGGTCATCAGAAGAACTGCCTAGACCAAAGCTTACAATATCTTCTGTTAACAGCACTTTATATTCTCTTGCTGTATCTACCAGAGGCATACAAGGTGCTGTGTTGTATAGGACAAGAACATATGACAGGTATATTGATGGACACGCTAGTGCTAATCCAAATATGTATTTTCCGAGTGATGTGTTTCTTGTAGATAGAATTTTATCCATGAACAAGAATGAAATTGTGATTGAGCTTGTGACCCCTATGGATCTTCCTGACTGTAAGCTTCCAGGGCAGGTTGCCTTAAGAGATGTTTGTTTTTGGGTGTATCGCCATTATGATGCCGATCTGGAAGCCTTTGTATATGATCAGACGGAAAATGCTTGTCCATATGCAGAAGAAGCTTGTTTCACTAATCTTGGTATGTCTACAGAAAACCCAGCATTGGATTGTTGTGGGAGAAGATTGTCTGATTGCATATGTAGATATGGAGCAGGCAAAGCTTTACCTTATGGGGGATTTCCTGGACTGGCAAGGCAGAGGACATAATTATGAAGATAAAAATGAACAAAGTTGCTCTTTCTAAGATGAAGAAGCATTTTTTAGCTGAATATCCGAATGAAGCATGTGGAATAATAACCACAGCTGGGGTTTACAAGCCTATGCACAACACCTCTTCATCACCTTTAGATAACTTTGCCTTTGATGCTAGGGAATTGTGCCTGATCAACGCTAGTGCTATCGTACACAGTCACCCTGATTATAGCGAAGCTCCGAGTGCTTTAGATATAAGAGGGCAGATTGACACAGCTCTTCCGTGGGGCATTATATCTATAAGAGGTGAATCTCTGACCCCTCTGTACTTTTGGGGAGATAGCTTGGATATTTGCCCTTTGGTTGGAAGAGAATTTCGTCATGGACCAAGCGGAACAGACAACAAAGGTGATTGCTACGCTTTAATCAGAGATTATTATAGGCAAGAAAAGAAAATAACACTTAATGAATACCCAAGGGATGATGTTTGGTGGAAAGATGGCAAAAATTTATACACTGATTTTTTTGCTGATGCTGGTTGTATTTCCATCTCTCAATCAGAAGCTGAAGAGGGTGATATATTCTTCATGGCCATTAACTCTGATGTCATTAATCACGCTGGAGTTTATCTTGGCTGCGGTTCAGGATTGATTCTTCACCATTTGGCAGGAAGATTATCCCGCAGAGAGCCTTTGGGAAGATGGGTGAAATTAATAAAAGGGTGGGTGAGATACAATGCGAAAGATTTATCTGAAGGGCAGACTTGCTAGTTTTGGTAAGGAATTTAATTTTGAAGTTGATTCTGTTTCAGAGGCGGTAAGGGCTTTGGCCACACAGATAAAAGGTTTCCGCCAAGCTCTTGTACAAGGAGAATACAGAGTGTATGTAGGTGGGGAGCTATTTGATGAAACAGAATGCTTTTTACACCTTGAAGACCAAGATATAACAATACTTCCTGTTCCTGCAGGGAGTAAGGATGGAGGATTTTTTAAAGTCATTCTTGGCATAGCCTTACTGGGGATAGGATTTATGGTAGGAGCTTCTACTGCACTTTTAACAGTAGGTAGCACAACTTTAATAACAGGTTCTACTCTGATAACTCTTGGTGCAGGTCTTGCTTTGGCAGGGATTGGAATGATGTTATCCCCAACCCCACAAACGGATAGCCAAGAGGCTGTAGATAAAAGACAGTCTTATTTGTTCAGAAGCCCAGTTAATCTGGTTGAAGAGGGCAATGCACTCCCTGTAGCTTATGGTATGGCTTGGTGTGGATCTCTTGTCCTTTCTGCTGGCATTGATATTAAAGAGGTGATTTAATGTGGCAGATATAATTGGAGCAGGAGGAGGCAAGGGAGGAGGCTCTTACAGAAAGCCTGTAGAAGCCCCCAACACCTTACAGTCAGATGCTGAAGTTACGATAGTTGAAGCCCTTTCTACTGGGCCAATTGTTGGGCTTGTAGATGGCGATAAAGATATATATTTTAACAACACCCCTCTTAGAACAGCAGAAGGTACACTAACCTATCAAGATGTATCTTGGGATGCAAGAACAGGAACACCAGACCAAGAAGAGTTTGCAAGCGTAGACGGTGTGGAATCTGTAACAACGGTGGGGGTAGAGGTCACCAACCTATTTCCAAAGGCTGTTGGTCCAGCTAGAGGGACTGTTTCAAGAACTTTAACCAATACAAATGCAACCCACGTTAGAATAATCTTGGGGGTCAATGCTCTTTACCATCAGGAGATGGATGATGAAGAAAGGGCAGGGGACACCAACGGAACAGAAATAGCTTATTCCATATATATTAAAAATTCTCTTGATACAACAATTGTAAGTTATACTCATTCAAGAAAAGATAAGACGATGTCTCCAGCACAATGGGCACACAAGTTTCCTCTTGATGGAAATGGTCCGTGGGTGATTACTGTGGACAAGGAAACAGAGGATTCAGAAATAGCCAATCTTAAAAATGATATGAATTGGGCTGCATTTGTAGAGATTGTTGGCTATCCTATGACTTATCCTTATTTGGCTGTAGCTATGGTAAAAGGCTCTGCAGAAACCTTTGGGGAGAGTATCCCTAACAGGTGTTATAAGGTCAAAGGTAAAATCATCTCTATCCCTTCCAATTACAATCCAGCTACAAGGGCTTATACAGGGGTATGGGATGGAACTTTTAAACAAGATTGGACTGATAATCCAGCTTGGGTATTTTATGATATGGTAATAAATGAAAGGTATGGACTTAGCAAGTTTTTCCCTGCCCAATATAAAACTTGGCTCACTTTGTGTGATAAGTGGGGCTTGTATGAAATAGCACAGCTTTGTGATACACTTGTTCCTGATGGCTTTGGAGGAACAGAACCAAGATATAGCTTTAATATGCAGATTCTTGGTTCTGGTTCTGCAGCAGAAGTTCTGCAATCTATAGCATCAGCTTTCCATGGCCTTACCTATTGGGCCAGTGGATCTATTTTCGTAAGAACAGATTTTCCACAAGATGCTGTAATGACGCTAACGCAAGCCAATGTGGAAGGAGGTTTGTTCACTTATCAAACAGGCTCTTTACAGGAGCGTCACAGCGTGGTTTTAGTATCCTGGAATGATCCTGATGATTTTGGAAATTCAAGAATTGAACCTGTAATAGATTGGGAATTATATTCAACATTTGGCTATAGACCTATAAATATGACAGCTTATGGCTGTGCTTCAAGAGGGCTTGCCCATAGACACGGAAAATGGCTATTGGCAACAGAAAAAGAGCAATGGCAGTGTGAAGTTAATGCAGGGCTGGATTCCTTTGGATTTGTTCCTGGAGATTTTGTAAGAATATCCGATCCAAAGTGGATGGGATATAGGCTAAGTGGCAGAATGATAGCCATGGACGAGACAAAAAAGATAATAACCCTTGATGCCCCTGTAACCTTAAGTGGGACTGAAACCTATCAACTTGGTATAGCTCTTCCAGACGGAACAGAAGAGTATCAAGCGGTGGTATCTACAGGAACAGTCACAAACATTGTAGTTTCTACAGCATTCTCAATAGTTCCAATAGATGGAGCGGTGTGGCACCTATCAGGAACAGAAACCGCTCCAAGGATATTCGCCATAAGAGGAATCAAAGAAGAAACCAAAGGGAAGATAAATATCAGCTTGAGGGAGGTCAACCCCTTAAAATATACTGATATTGAGTCAGATGTTTTCCTTACAGACACTCCTGGTGCTGTAGACACCAAAGGTGAAGCTGTAGCACCTACTAATCTTGCTGTTACAGAATCTTCTTATATCCTTAATGGTTTGGTTCATAAAAAGTTGGTATTCTCTTGGCAAGGGGTACTCAGCAGCGATGTTTCAGGCTATGAAGTTCTTTACCAAAGCCCAAGCAATGACTGGACAACTTTACCGATCCAGAAGTATTTCAGCATAGCTGTATTGGAAACAGCCATAGGAAGTTGGACTTTTGAAGTAAGAACAAGGCTTATTGATGGTAGGGCATCTGAGTGGGCAACTACCGTTTATATCCTTGAAGAAGGGATACTGCCTCCAGCACCTCCAACTGATCTTGCTGCAGAAGTTTGGTTTGGCACAGTTATTCTTAGCTGGACTTTGCCAGCAGACCCTCTCTGTGATGCTGTAGAAGTTTATGCCAGCGAAACAAATGATGTGGAAACTGCCTCTTTTGTTGGTATAACTACAGGAAACCAATTCAATCACTTTGTAGGGAGTTTTGTTGGGCACTATTACTGGATAAGGTCTGTCGGAACAAACGGACAGAAATCTGACTGGAGCCAAGTTGAAGGGGTATGGGGGAAGTCAGAACAGGATAGCCATCAAGACTTTGTGGATCTCGTGTTACAGGAAAATCCATATCTTACAGGTGTACAGACAGACCTGAACACAGGGATTGAAAAAATCTCCTTAGATGAGGAACTGATTGCACAG